TTTCGTAGCCGTACTGTTTTTGAGAGCCAGTAGCGGACAGATTGCCGAGAGGACGCAGACCAAAGGGCTTATCGACGTTTGCCATTTGATGGTTCCTTCACAAAAAGTGTTTGATTAGCTGCCTCGTGAACCGCCACCAAACGACACGCGAGATTGGCGCGTGGGCTTGGTGATCACCATGCTCGAATGAGCATTGGCTTTCAACAGTTCATTGTCAGCAGCCTGCAATTGGTCGTTCGCACGATCTCGGTAATGCGCATTACGCTCTGCAACAGTCTCCTCAGGGATTCGTGCAAGCAAGAGACCTCCCACGCTGATCACGCCAGCATGTCGGCCGTCTTCAATCGTTGGCACATGGTATTCAGGGTACTCGTCGCCCCGGACCAGCTCGTAACCCTCACGGATTTTGCCGGCCACATTGGTACGATCTTCTACCCCACCTGCCTCTGCCCGAATCCAACGATGCTTGTACCCAGGGGGAGCTGGCGGTGCGTCAAGTCGAGACGGGGGAGCCCAGGGCTTACGTCGCGCACTCTTTGCGCGAGATTCGGCCTCGCGGGGGGTGCGGTTGAGGATAGGGATTTTGACGTCGCTCATGATCTCACTCCTTCACGTACTTGGCGTATTCCTCAAGTGGAACACCCAGCTTTTTGGCAATTGCAACTTGACTTGGCGTCAATTTGACAGTGCGGCGTGCATTTGATACCCCGGATGACCGGGAAGCAGGCGCCACAGCCTGCACGTTTCGCTGTGGCCTGTTTTGGTTGGGCGCAGCACTCTGTTGAAACTTCTGTGGAAAGGTTTCACGAATCCTGCGATCGAGCTCATGATAATACTCATCCGAGCTGGCGTCAAATCCCTCGACGGAAATAAGTTGTTTGTGGATGCCCCACGCAGCGTGGGTCATAGCCGTATCTCGGCCATACCAGGGGTTGCGCTCCGCCCACTCTTCGACCCGAGGATCGACCTGGCGGGGGGCCTGCGCAGCCGGTTGAGCCTGCTGCTGGGCCACCTGCTGCTGAGCGGCAAGTTGCTGCTGATAGGCCTCGCGTTGAGCTGCCTGGGCCTGGATGGTGCTCTGCTCATTGGTCAACTGGGCCAGGCGCTGCATGGCCTCAGTCTCGGTGTCCACGTCGCCTTCTTCACGGGCTTTGCGGATGATCTGCTTGAGGGCCACGTTCTGGGTTTCGATGCGGCTTTGCGCCTCGGCAACGCGCTGGCCATCGGTGCTCAAGTACTGCTGCTCGAGCTGTTGGGCCCGGGCTTGCACGTTGCGCGCATAGTCCAAGGCGGCCTGCTCGCGCCGCTGGGTCTCACGCAGGCGGGCGGTGAGCTTGTCGATGCGCTTCTTGACGTTTTCGCTGTAGTCGTCCACCTCGCCGCGGTGTTCGGTGGCAGCAGAGGTGTCCACTGCCGGGTCTTGCGGCTGGTCAAGCAGCTCCGCCTTCCCCTCTTCGTTAATCTCGACGGCAGCAGGCTGCTCGTCCTCTCCAATTTTGAACTGTAGGTCCATTTGATCCGCCATATTGCTCTCCTTTACATGTGCAGAATGTCTTCAGGGTCGTTGACCACGCCAAGCACCTCATCGTCATTGATGAGGCGAATTTCCCCGCCGTCGATTGGAATTCGCGCGCCCGCGTAGCGACCGAAGATGATCCAGTCACCTTCTTTGCACCAGGGGCCGGAGGGAAATTTAGACTCGTCCGCGTACGCCAGGTCACCCACCTTCAGGACATATCCGCACACGGTGGCAAGCTGCGTTTTACGCTGCGTCTCCTCCGCCAGGACAATGCCGCCTTTGGTTTTTTCAGCGCCGCGGTAAGGCAGGATGGCGATCCGCCAGCCGGTGGGCTTGGGGATGGTGTCAACAACGGACTCATGAAGCTTCTCGGGGTCAAACCCCAGCTCCGTGTAGGCATCGTCCAAGGCGGGTGCCTTGGTCGCGGCCTGTTCGGCCCATTTGCGCTCAAGTGCGGTCATTTCGACCGGTGCAGTTTCGACTTCCATGGCTCTCCTTTCGGGTTAAAAATCCTCGTCTTGGTCCCCATTGACCTTTTTCAAAAGGCCTCTCACGGATTCTTCGACCAGGTTCAAACCCTCAAGGCGGCCCATCATGAAGCGGTAACGCTCCATGTCGGAAATACCTCCACTGAGCACAATTTCGTGTGCCTGCTGACGGTGCTTTCTGATTTCTTTCAAGACTGCTTCTGCAAATTCAAGCATGGTCGTTTCCATGAAAAGCAGTCGGTTTTGCGCCCCGACTGAAGGCGTTGGTGAGGATCAGTATATCTTCACCGGACGGTTACCGTCCTTTTTCTTCACAATCATCGACGGGCCCTGCACGCCCTTGGCCTTTTTGATGACGTCGCCGCCCTTGGCCATCTTGCGCGACTTGCCTGCTTTGTCGTAGGCAATTGCCGCGGCCTGTTTGACAGCGGCAGCCTTGCTCTTTGGCTTGCTGGTGCCAATCATCCCGTCTTTCTTGTAGTCGCGCACGATCTCGCCAATGTTGGAGCTGATCGTCTTCTGACTTGAACCTTTTTTAAGCGGCATTTCGTACTCCTTGAGGTGCCTGCTGAGCCTTGCCCATCTGCAACGCCAGGCGCTGCTGGTCGAGCGCCGTCTTCTGCTGCAGCCGTTGCTGATCCAGTGCCAGGCGCTGCTGGTCAATCTGGTTATCTGCCTGGTCGTTCTGCGCACGCTGCTGCAATTCCTGCTGCTTGAGCGCGATCAGCGGGTCTTCGCCGCCACCGCCAGCAAGCTCGTCTTGCATCTCGCGAACTTCTTTCATGTACTGCGCGATCTTGAGCGCAACCATGCCTTCTTTCTGGATCAGAGAAATCATGCGGTCCGGGTCCACCCCGTAGAGCTTGAAGAGCTCGGCTTCGACGTCCTCTTCGGCCTTCAGGCGCACGTGGTCAAGGATGTGGCGCTGCAGCATCATGGCTGACATCGGATTGGACTGCAGGATAGGCGACAGGCCCATCATCAGATGCGCTGCGATGTGCGCGTCGTGCTGCTGGCCGGCAAACGCCTTGAGCTGCATGCCGTTGAGCACGTCGCCGTTCTCTGAGGCCGGGTCGTTGGGCTTTTGCGTGTTCTGCGGCATCAAAATGCCGTCGATGTCGCGCACGTTGAGCGCCGCATACACGCGGTAGTAGGCCTCGTACATGTTGTGCATGTTCGGGGCGCTTTGCGCGAGCTGCAACTGCATCTGAGCAAGCTGAATGCGCTGCGCAGTGCTGAAGATGTTGGGATCGGCCACCGGCAACACCGACACCATGTCGTTGAAGTCCGATTTCTTGACGCGCCGGGACGCGCCAGGGACCTCGTAGGGGTACTCGTCGGGCAAGAAGGTGCCAAAGCCCTCAAACAGCAGCCTGAACTCCAGCGTCTGCGCGTAATGCATGCGCTTGTGGATGCTGGACATGACCATAGAGCCGCGCTCCAGCAGCGCCAGGGTCGTTCCGACCTGCGCGTACTGGTTGCCGTCGCCAACTTGCATGTCCGCGGTACTGGAGAGCCGTTTTCCGGCGTCCACGAGGAAGCCAAGCAGGCCAGAGAGCACTTGGCTGGGCTCCTTGTACGGCAGCGGCATGAGCGAGGCCGAAAGTTCCGCGCCGCCAGCGTCAATGTCGCGCCATTCGCCCGGCTGGATGGGCGTGGAGTCGTCCGCGATCCGCGCGCCCTTGGCTTTGAAGCCCGCCGGCAGGTTCGCGAGCGTGCCAGCGTCGATCAACTGGCGCAAGGCGCTCGTTGCGCCCTTGGAAAGGCCACCAACGAGGTGCACAAAGCCCAATCCGTACGCGCCCGGGCCCTCCACGAGCACGTAGTGGACGAAATAGTTCTTGCGCTGCTTGTTTTTTGACTCTTCGCGCCAGTTTCGGCGCACTCCGACGACCCGCAGCGTGTCTTCCGCCAGCGTGACAACGTACGGCAGCTTGATTCCGGTCGGTTCGCCCTCGTCATCCATGTCTTCAAAGCCTGGAATGTCCAAATCGACCATCATCTCCAGCAAAAAGACCTCGCCGATGTCGTCCGTGGGCTGCACGCCGATGGCTTTGTCGACCGCTTCCTTGATTTGGCTGGGATCAGCGGGCGACGCAGCGGTGTCAACCCTGACATCGAGGTATTCGCCGGCCACAACCCGCTTGCGAAAGTCGTTGGAGTCCATCGCAATGCGGTGCGTGATCCGCGCGCACTGGCTCATGACGCTCGAGCCGTTGTACGGGATGTACACGTCGTCGGCCAAACACAGTTTTGACACCATCCGGCCCAGTTGGTAGTCGTAGTAGACCTTCTTGAAGGTCGATCCGCCGTAGCCGGTGTAGAAAAGTAGCTGATCAAACTCCGGTGTGTACTCCTCCATCACCGTTGTGATCTGGTAATTCATGAAGTCCTGCACGCGGGTGGACTGCTGGTACTTCTCCACCGTCTCTTTGCCCACGATTTGGCTGCGAACAGGTCCGCCGGCGGGCAAAAGCTCCTTGAATGCCTGCGCCTGGAACTGCACGATGGCCTCGGTGAGCATCGGATGGGCCACGCCAGAGGCCCCGCGGAAGGGTTTTGTGCGCTCTTCCATGCGCAAGCCCAGCAGATCAAGGCCCTTGGCGTACATCTGCTCCCAATCGGAGCGAGAACCCTTGTCTGCCTCGAACAAAGCGCTCACGTCAAGGGCGATTCTGCCCAGGTCGTCGGGGTCAATGACCTCTGCCAGGTTGGCGTAGAAGTCGACTTCGTCGGCTTCGTCCCCGCCGATCTCAACCGTGGCGCCTCCGTCCTCGTCGATGACCACCTCGATGTCCATCTCAGGCTCTGGCAGGCCTATTACGACGTCCATAACGGGCGCCCGGTTAAGTGCTTTGTCGATTGGCATGCCGTTTCCTTATGCGTGGGCCTTGATGAAGGCCGTATTCTTGTCGACCAGGCCACCTTTTTTGAAGGGAACCCCTTCTTTTTTCACACGGGCAGCAGACTCGGTCCCCCAAATCACTGCCGGATGCATTATCTCCGTGCCATCGGGCTTTCTCAACGTGACTGAGCTGTACTCGAAGCCCGGACCGAGGTCCTTGACCACTTCCTTGAGGTTACGAGGCAGCTTTTCGTAGAGCTGTGCTTGGGCGGACTCCGCTCCAGGGAACGCCACAAAGTTGACCCCGCGGTTGATTGCCGCTGCAATCGCGTTCTTTGCCATGAGCTGCTGGATCACCTGCGGGGAATTCTCCATGCCAGGGAAGGACTCTTTGAGTGAGTACGTCCCTTCTTGGATGCGCTTGTTGATCTTGGCGATGTCGCTGTCAACCTTGCCAATCTGCTTGAGAACCTCGTTGTACCGATCGCCCGACTGCCCTGTTGAGCGAAGCTGCACGAACTCCTTCATCAAGGCATCCTTCTTGTCCATCAACGGCAGATACTTCTCGTGGAAATCCGTCGACACGTTTCCGCCCAAAGGACCCAGCTTGCGGATGTCGTCAAGCCGATCCGATTGCAGCTCGTGGATATAAATCCCTTTGGTCGGGCCTATGCCAGGGATTACTGTCTCGTGTTCAGAGAATCGACTGAAAGCAATGGGGTCCGGGTCGTTCTTCAGGCCGGAGTGTTGTCCACGGTACGGCTTCACCCCCGCAGAAATCGTCCGATCAAGTGCCGCCCGCAGGGACTGCCCCTCCCTTTGTATCTGCGACCTCAGGTCCCCCCTGAGAGCCTCTGTGATGTCCTCCACCTGCTTCTGAGCCTCTTTGTTGCCTTCGACAAGCCCGGGCACGTACTGCCTGATTTGCGGGACGTTGTACTGCGTAGCCAGTTTTTCAGCGGCTTCAATTATGGTGTCCTCAGCGGCTTTTCTGGTTATCTGAAGCGACCCAAGAGCCTGCTGTTCTGGGTCGTTCATCCTTTCCCTAACCAGTCCTTTATACCTGCTGGAAAGGGTGGGAAAGAGGAGGGTGTCTTCCAGATCAGCAAAGTCTCGTCTTGCTTTTTGCGCCTGCACATAAGGCGTGAACGCCGTGGTTATCTGGCTCACAAGATTGGGCGGGGTACTCTTGGTCAGCTCCTGAATGCTCCTGGACAGGTTGTTGACCTCTTCCTCACTCTGCCCGAGCGTGCCATAGGTCTTCGATCGGACATTGTCGAATAGCGTCTTGAGGCGCCCTGACTGCGCCGCTACCTCAGGCAACTGATCCTGGATCAAATGGATTACGCCCATGGGGCGGTCCTGGTACGGGTTGTCCATCGTGCGGTAGAAGCTGGTTGAATCAGGCTCCATTACTTGAGTGCGATATCGGGCCGGGTCAGAGGACTGCTTCAGACGATTGAGCAGGTCCGAAGGCGTGATCTTTGCCGTGGCGTCCAAGTCAGCCAGCGCCTCCTGTGCGCGGCCAATTTCATGGTCACGGAACTTGCCCTTGAGCTGCCCCAAGATTTGATCCTTGCGCACCGGGCCAGGCAGCGACGCCGCAAATTGATCGATTCTGCCGACAAAGGGCGCGTCCGCCGTCGGCCTTGGCGTGTAAAGGGATTCCGCCTCTCTGCGAAGCGGAGCCGCGTACGATGCACCAGGCACTGCAAGCTGGCGGTTGTACTGCTGGAAGTCCTGGGCCGCGCTCCGCGCTGCTTGGCCAACCCTTTGCGCACCACGGACCCCGCTGCGCACTGCCGCCGCTGGGTTGACCACGTTGGCCATGAGCTCGCCGGCCGTGTAAAAGCCCTTGGCCGTCGGGTCCTCAGGAGGCGCCTGCCGCACGCCCGCGCGCGTCATCTGCTGCTTGATCCAGTCGCTGCCCATGACAGGCTTGTCGACGTTGTAGCCAAAGGGGCGCAGCGCCATCGCGGCAATGTCCACCGGTGCGCCGGCAATGTCGTACGGCAGCTCCGACGCTCCCTTGGCCGCGGCCACGTACGCCGAGCCGGTGTTGAGCGCATCGCTGATGGGGCCGCGCTTGCGGCCCTTGCCCGACTTGGGCGTGACAAAGGCCGGGCGGCTAGCCGCCTCCAGCTCCGCGTCACTGACCTCGCCTTCCTTGGGACTGCCCTCGGCGCGCTTGACAGCGCCCTTTGAGTTGCGCCGGGCAAGGTCCAGAAGAATCTGGAACTCGGTGGCCGCTGTCGCGTCCACATGCAACGGGCCCTTGCTGGCAGTGCTGGGCCCTGCGTAGTTTCCTACGCCATGCGCTGCAATCTCATACGGCGTGGCTCGGTAGTCCTTGTTCTCCTGCGCCCACCTCGGATGATACTTACGGGCCAGCTCAGTGCGCTTGTCGCCCTCACGCATGCCGCCAGGGCCAACCATCTTTTCGTAGGCGTCGGTAAACGCGTTGCCCTTTTTGAAGAGCCCCGTCTGCTCCCCCGCCTGCTGCTGCATCTGCCGGTCCGCAGCATGCGCCATCTCATGCGTGAGCGTTGACGGCCCAACCCTCATGTCCTCGTCTTTTGCGCCGATAAAGTCCTTGTTGAGCTTGATTGTGCCTCTGCCAATCGGCAGTTTGATCGTGCTGAACATCGCGTCAGCGCCCAGCAACTGCTGCGCCCTTATGTCAGGGACCGCGCCCCGCGACTGCAAATACTCCAGCATGGCGCGGTAGTTATCGTCCTTCTCGGCCCTGCCCTTGACGTCCTTCAAGAAGTCCTCATCAGACTTTTTTGCCTCA